ACGGATCAAGGAAGATTTCTCTATTATGGTTCAATGCTTTAAAGTTGACAAACTTACGATGATCGTAATAGTCTCCAAGGTGGAGTACTTGCTTTATGTCATGCTCAATGCAGTAAGGAAAGAATACTTCAGAGTAAAACTTCTCTTGGTAATCTAAAAAGACATCAGAAGAGTTTCTGATGCCGCAATGCGTATCTGATATTATAGCGATTTGCAATTTATAACCTCATCAATATATTATATACTATTATAACACAGTATAGCACAAATGTACATCTTTTTATTCGATTAAATCATCCACAATAGCAACGTCAGGATCCATAAACTTACCAAGATTCTTTTCTTGTGATAAGATCTTATGTTTAATAGGAGGTGGCATCTTTTCTTTACTTGTGTTTTCTTTCTCACGAATCTTATCAAAGTTAGATCTTAACTCTTCAATGAAGGCTGGATCATGTGCACCGTTATTATCTACAGTAACGAACTCATCAAATCCTGACATTTCAATGTATTTAAACTTAATGTCATGCTGTCGTTTTTCTTTAGCGATACGTCGAAGGAATGCAAACCATGAGATCTGAGTAAAGTATGCAAACGCATTAGGTTTACCTGTACGAGTAGCAGCTTCAATGTTATAGTTCTTGATTGCTTTAAGGCAATTCTCTACAGCATCCATCACCATCTCATCTCTATAGGAATATCGTATAAAGTTAGACTTATGTGATAGTCCTTCTGAAATTTTCATAAAACAAGACGCAATGTAATCAGTGACTTTAGGAAATTCATCCCCTCGTTCATCTGCTTCATTAACCAGTTTTACATAGGCTACTACGGCTTCAGAGAATTCTCTGTTGTTGACGTAGTGTTCTCTTTCTTTTGGTTTCATAGTTTATATACCTTATTCATATTATAGATCTATTATATCACAGTTACATGTACTTGTACATTACTTTACATATTCATAGAATGAATAGACACTATATGAAAATAATGATGTACAAACAGTCTTAACTGTGATATAATAAGACTGTAGTCTGCCGGAGGATAGATACATTTATTGGTGTAAAAGCTAAAGCTTTACTTCGTAAATCTGATAATTAAACTTCTCTTTAGAATACATCTTTACACGTTCTGCTCCATGAGACAATGTATAGTTCTTACGCTTCTTATGATGTAAGTCATCGGTAATATCAAATAAGAATGTATCGGAACCATCATCAGACTTTCTTAATCCTCTTCCGACACTTTGGAGGACCCTGACTTGGCTCTTGCTCGGAGAAGCAAATATAATATTATGTATATTACGAATATTAATGCCAGTAGAGAATACACCGTATGACGCAACAATGATAGCATTCTTTTGTTTCTCAACAATCTCCCTAACCTTCTCACGATCGTCTACTCCAGTAGATCCTGATACAAAGAAGATCATTCTCTTCTCATGTGCAGCTTGTTTAATTAATTCGTGTAATACCTTACCATGTTTGTCTACGTATTGAAACAACACTAAGGTATTCCCGTCCTGGTCTATCGCAAGGTTCTTAATAAAATTATTCCGCCTCTCATGTCGAACAATATAATCCATCTCTTCGACGTAAGTCTTCTTACCGAATGCTTTGCATTCGTCTTCTGTGTACTTTAGGATTAACATCTGAATATCAAGGTTAGCAATATCATCGTTATCCATCAGGCTCTTAGTTGTAGTAACCTGTTTAATAGGGCCGAATAAACCCTGAAGTACTAGTGAATGAGTTTCAGTACCGTCTAACGTTCCTGTGGTTCCAATTCTATACTCTGCATTATAGAGTTTAGTCATGATTGCACCAAGAGATTTAGCTTTAAACTGATGGGCTTCATCGCCTACAACCATACCAAAATCTTTGAAGAAACTAGCTGGTTCACGAAATATGCTTTGCCACGTGGTGATAACTACGCGTTGTTTATAATTCTCTTTCTCTTTGCCAGAGTAGATCTTATGGACGTTAAAGTAATCACCATAGTAATCTGAAAAATCAGATGCAAGTTGCTCTACAAGAGAAGTAGTAGGAACTATAATAAGAATATTCTTATCACGATTGTCCATGTACCACCGTAGTAGTTTATATATTATTAAAGATTTACCTGATGCTGTCGGAGATAGAAGCAACGCTCTCTTACGTTCTAGTGCATGTTGAAATGCAGAGATCTGATAATCCCTTGCTTCAATTTGATTCTCACCAGCACGTAGGTTTAAATCCTTAGCGTATTCGATACATTCTTCTATTGATACATCAACAAAAGTATCAGGACGACCATAGTAATCTGAGTCAGTACACTCAACGGAATACTGTCTTGCTGCAGCAAACTCAAGAACGTACTGATATAGACCACCGTACAATTCACCATTACGTGAATTAAACAGACGTATTTTACCGTCCCACATCTTGTTCTTAAATGAGGGCATGAACTTATAGCCTGGAACAAAAAACGTGAAGTGATCTACCAATTCATTTGCGATACTATAATCACAGTCAATATTGATGTATACGTAATTTTTATTAGATATTGTTATGTCAGACATATTAGCCTCCACTCACAAATGCTCGCCACTTAATCATGTTACCGATGTTCTGGTGACGCCACTGAATGTTACTCATTATTTCTTTAAGGGTTTCAACCAATGCCTTACGATATTCTATCTGCATTGACAACTTTTGGATGTCTGGATCTGCATTATAGTAATACTCTAAATCACCCTTAAGTACTTTCATACCTTTGAATGGATCGTATTCCCAGCCGTTGTCTTCAATTTCGGCAGCAGTCATTTTCCCATTATAATAAAGCCACTTCAGCTTTAGTAAAGATTGAAGACTATGTTCTTTGCTTTTGAGGTGCATTTTGGCTGTCATGTACCGTTCCAAATACTTGGAGTGTAACTTAGCCGAATCCCTAGAAGCGTCGTCTAGGGCCATTTCATTAATTTCGGAATCAATCTTCCATTCACTTAACACATCATCTAAATTCATAATAATCCTATATAGTAAAGTATCTCATTCTAAATGTAACATCGAATGTTATATATTCATTTGTAGTTGTTGTAAACTGTAGGTTCGATACGTTGGTCGGGTATGCGTCTACATATGTAATAGTATTTAGCACATTATTTTTTGACGATAATATCTGCAAGGTAAGATCGGCTGTATCATTAGTGTTACCGTTAACAATGTTCTCACACCATTTAAAAATTTCCTTATATGATTCCATGTCTTCATCTACAATGATGGTACATGTAACACTACCCATTGTCATCTTATCGCCTGGTTCAAAGTGATCTAATCTAGATCGTGGAATCTGTGTTTCACCGATTGATACATCAGGATGCATAACTGAATTGCAGAAGTATTCCAGGTTGGGATAATCTTTACGTGAGATAGCAAGACGAAATGATTCGCTTGATAGGTAATTTTTATTTGCTGTAAGTGCCATGACATTTCCTCTCTATTATACATCTATTTATAGGCATAAAAAAGGGGAGCCTTTCGACTCCCCAAAACTTTGTTTATAATTATTATTATTACAAAGCTATATTACCGTTGTTGATTACAGGTTAGTAATCAAGTTGTGACGGTAGTAAACGTTGCTGTTAGCGCTAAGGCTAGTGAATGGGTTTGCAACCATTCCGTAACGAGTCTTGAATCCAATTTTTGGTTGGAATGTATTCTGATCCTGTGCTCTCATCATAGTCAATGGAACGTAAGGGCAGTAGAAGATACCAGCGTCATATGCGTTAGAACCTTTGTAACCAACAGTCATATAGTCTGCAGTTGCATATGGATCAACATAAACCTTCATGCGGCCACCGATTACACCAGCAAAAGTGTTACCAGTTACATCAACGTTTAAGTTAGCTTGTAGAGCAGGAGTATAATCTAGGATACCGGCTGCAGCAAGAGTAGATGCAACATCAGCAGAACAGATTAGGAAGTTACCCTTACCACGACGTGTATCAAGAGCGATGCCATTAGCTTCTTTCTCGATCAAGTGATGTAGAGCTTTGAAACGCTCAACATTCCAACGACCATCTAGGTCACCAGTAGATGCAGTAGCGTCGATTGTACCACCAGTAGTACCAGTAGTACCATTCTTAGCAGCAACGTTAATGGTGTTAACCATTTCACGGTTGATTTCTGCAAGGATCTCAGTAGTAAGGATTGTAGCTAATTCAGACTCAGCATCCAAACCGTGGATTGCTTTAAGGTCTTGAGCTAGTTCCATTGAGTAAGAAGCAGCAAGTGCACGAGTACCGGCAGTTACCGAAGTCTTATCGATAGAGAAAGCCATCTCAGCAGGAGTAACACCTTCGCCAGCGGCTGTAGTCATTACTGTTCCAGCAGGAGAAGTACCAGTACCAGAGAAACCGTTATCAGCGGCACCGTGAAGTGCTTCAGTACCAGTTTGTGAAGTATAGTGAGACTTCATTGCGAAGATCAAACCAGTAGGACCAGTCATTGGCTGAACGCCAGCAACATCAAATGCCATTAGGTTAGGCATTGCACGACGAACTAGAGAGATCAATACTGGATCCCAGTTATCAACAGATGCGCCAGTAGCGTTAGCAGGAGCAGCTTCTGAGATTCCACCGAAACCAGATGCAGCACGTTCTTCGACCATTGCTTTCTCTTGGTTTTCCAAGATCTGTGCAGTAACGGCTTTACGATGACTGTCCTGGAATTCACCAGCGTCAGCGTTATTTAGGACAGGAGCCCATTTTTCTTGTAGTGTAGACATTTTTATTATTCCTTATGAATGTGTGTGTTATACTGTCTTTTTCATTGCTGCAACGTAACTTGCCATCATAGGAGATAGAGTAGCTTCATCAGCTTCTATATCTGCTTCGATGATAGTATCGTGCATAACTTCTAGTGTCGCTTCCTTGAAGTAAGATGCCTTAATAGTAGCAACCTTCTCTTCAAATTGTTCAACAGACTCGAAGTCAATGTCTTTAGTCAAGCCTTTCAACTTTTCAACATCTACTGCAGTAAGCCCTTCTGAGATTTCAGCAAACTTAGCGTCACGCTGTAATTCAATAGTAACTTTCTTCATTTCGATGTTCGAATCTACAGCTTCTGAAAGCTGCTCTTCTAGTTCTTCAACTTTGGTAGCCATTTCGTCGAACATATCTTCTTTACCAGCAGGTACTTCGATATAGTTCTCAGTGAAACATGTCTGTAATGAAGTCATAAAGTTTTCAGCGATTTCAGTACGGATACCGTTCTCTACTGCTAACTCATTGTCTTTCATCCATGATTCGATGACGTATGATAGATAACCATCAACCTTAGTTGTTAGATCTTCACGAATAGAAGTAACTTCTTCATCTAGCTTCTCGCCATATGATTCTTCTAAACGATCTACTTCAGTTGCAACTTTCGATTTGATAGCAGCTTCAAAAATGATCTGCGCTTTGCCCTTGAATCCTTCTGACAATGTTGCTTCTTCAGCAGTCAATGCATCTAAGTCTTCAGAGAAATCATATTCGATTTCGTCTGCAGTTTCGATTGCAACTACTTCAGCTTCAATTTCGTCATCTAAATTTTCGACCAACGCGTCCTCGTCTACTTCAACGTCTTCAACGAGAGCTTCATCATTCTGGAGTTCTAGCGTATCGATGTCTGTGATCTGATCAACTTCTTGATCTGTAATTAGATCTGTCTTAGACATAATTATACTCCTTATATTGTTAAAGTTTTGAGAGGAAGTCTTTAAACGCTTTCATCTGTACATCACCCGATTTTAGATCGGCTGCAGATGCCCGCTTTACTTCAGTCTCTATTTTCTCAACTTCTTGTACAAGAACACCATTGTCCCAGCACCAATCAGCCCCTTCCATAATACCATCAACGAAGGCATCATGAGCAGAAGGATCCTGAACGATATCGACGGTGTTGAGAATAAAATCTTCTCCGACATAATTATGTCCACCTTTCGATACAAGACTACCCATACCACGACTAGAGACACCCAATCTAACACCACCTGCAACAAGACCTTTTACGATCTGTCCCATAGGAGTATCAAGAATAAGCGCCTTTCCAATACAGTTATTACCGTCCCATTTAAGTTCGGTAATTCTGTGGGAAACTTTATCAAGGTTAACTGTAGGACCATCAGGATGGTTTAATTCCCCTACAGCTCGACCTTTGTTTACTTGCTCGTTGACATAACGTTCAACAGCAGGCATTAAAATTCTTCTTTCGTATATTCTGCCATTCCGATTCTTTTTCTCGGCCTGCATGAATATACCCTTTATATATACGTTCTTCTCACCGTTAACTTCTTCAGTTAAGGATGTAAGATTATTCTCTGTATATTCGGTAATTAACTTCATCGTCTTATTTACCTATGAGTTTTCCAAATTCTTTCGCTGACTTAACTGCATCCTTTTCAGATGAGTAAGTGTCTAATTTGTCACCATCGACATACACATTAAACAAAGAACCTTTCTTAGTTACATGCGCATCTTTTGTATTCGGC